ACAAATTTCTTTGTATAAGTGGTAGTTGAAGCTCTAAGGGAGTTCCCGAATCATTATAAGATGTCTCGCCTCTAAATAGAGACTAACCACTGAACATAACTATTCTAATAGTTAACAGAGTTCTAAATGTTTATCTAAGCACAGGGTCTGCATGGGCTTAGCATGTGATTTTTCTGGGCCATATTAAAATTAATATTTTGTGGGACAACAAAACGTTGTAGTTTATAGCAAAAATTTTTTTTTTCGACCCCAATTTGACTGATAGCACGATTTTGTGCAATAGTGAATGTACCTTCACTGACAACAACAGTAAAAACGTCAAAATCGACTGATGCATCTACATCATTAACATTTGTGAAGTTAGCTGTGTATTGGAATTGATAAGTTCCAAGTAAGCCCGGCGCTTCTATTGAAGACATACCGATATCTTTTGCAAAATCAATACAGAAAACGGAACCTTGATATTTATACCATTGATCAAATGACATGTTTAATCCATTTCTAACTGATGTTAAATAAAGATCTTCTGTTTGTGCACCAGAGAATAAACCATTTCTGTTATTCCATGATAATGAAATAGAATCTAATCTGGCATATGTATCTGCATGTTCTATTCTTTTGTCGTCATTTTTACGTCTAGCGAAAATGTAAATACGTTTTGGAATTGAATTTAATTGAATGTTGTTTGAGGTTCTGCTAAAACTTGCACCTGCATTAACTGCTTGTCCTCTATCAACATATCTATCAATATTATAATATGGATATACAATATCATCGCTGATATTAGGCATATCTAATAAATCTGGAGTAATGTAAGTGAATAATAAAGCTGGTGATTCTAAAATTTCAACATTTACAGCTGTTATGTTTTCTCCTGAAGTAGCATTATGAGACCATAAGTATCTTTCAAGATTGTTATTGAAGTTTGCGACTACGTCGAATGTTTGAACACCAATAAATCCTTTTTCGTTTGCTTCTCTTCCCCATAAAAGTGGGTTTAAGAATAACATTTCAGTTACTTCTAAATCAACAACGGCAGTAGTACCATCGTCGGAAATAACATTAACTCTTGGGTATCCACCCCTTGGTCCTTTATACCCATTTTCACCGTATGATCCTAAACAATTTTTAGCTGATCCGTATAATAAGTAGTCATTATAAACTTGATATTGATCTAACATCGCAGGAGAAGTAGAATAGTCATATTCTTTTGCATCTCTTCCTGTATTATAGTGAATTAAAGCATTATGATAGTCAGATAATTCTGTTGAGATACTAATATTGTTTACTGAAATTCTTAATGTATTGATAGCTTGAGATAATGGGAAGGATCTTGGTGCATCATTTGCTCCTATTTGAAGTAAGGTAGCACCTAATGAAGTACCTGTAAATGTCATTCTAAATTTACATCTCATTTCAATTCTTCTGTCGACAATAGTAGCTGGAGAAGGTGGTGGAGCTGAGAAATTGACTGAAGAGGTACTAAAAGAAGTACTTGTAACATTTCTATATGTTACATCCTCGCCAGGTTTTTGAATAATATATTTTTGATCAGCTTCGTCGAAGTCACAACGTGGATCTTGAAGAACAGCGCTTTTCATTTTTTCGAATCCTAAAGACATTTTTATATATATCTGCTATATAAAAAAATTTATAAATTAAAGAGCATTATATAAATTTAATTCTGTTTTTCTCATAAATAATAGTTTTATATTTAATGTTTGACTTGGTTCTAATGCAATCTTATGTAAATTTCTAAATTTATCTTCCCAAAATACTTGAAAATCGATTTTCCTTATAGGTTCGTTAGAATTTATATCTGTCAATCTATATGGACCTGAAGGGAAATATTGAAACTGGGTTAATGCATTATTCTTATCAAATGTTGGGGTGAAGTCAGTTAGTATAGGTAAAAAGATAGGATTACCATTTTCGTCTTGACTTGCTATATATTCCCGTTGAACTTGTAATGAATTTGTTGTTATTACAATTTTTCTTATATCATACCAAAGATTGAGAGATACCTCTTCTTGTTGGAATATGAAATATGTAGGATCAGCTGGATCTGTGTTGTTGTTATAATCTGCGATTATTATCTCTGCATCCTTACCATTAGGTTGATTATTATATCCATTAAAAATAATAGGCCAAGATTGAAAAAAGGAGAATAGTGACCAATTCATAAATAACTGTATATTATCTGTTATATATGCTTTTTGAACATGTAATGATATTAGAGAGGTTACTGCATCATATGTTAGATAAGGGGCTTCTGTGGCAGTAGCAGGAGGAGGGGCTATTGAAGCGAAGGATGTTGCTAATGCTGTATTAATCATGTCTAAGAAATGTTGGAATGCATAAACTTGATAATCTATTCCGGCTCCTCTTGGTGTGAAAATAACATTTGTTTGATAGTCTACTCCTCCATGTCTCAATGTTACGGTATATATACCTGTTGCTGAACCTGCAGATACAGGTTGAAATGAGAATATAGGGATAACTGTAGATGGAATATTAAATCTAATAACTGAAACATAGTAATCTGATCCTACTCCTTGAATTATTGGTTGGTTACGTGTTTCAGAGTATTCGGCAGGAAGTAATTCTGTCGAATTAATTGGGTTATATAATTCAGCATTATAATACACATTATCAACATGATCATGAAACATTGTATGATGTTGAAAGATTTGACTCATTTATATATTACTATTAGATTATTTTCTCATGAATAAAAGTTTGATACTTAATGTATCATTTGGATTGAGAAATATCTCTCTTAATCGACCTTCTTTATCTTCCCAGTATACTTCAAAATCTAAATTTCTTATGTCATCATCTCCTTTCAAATCTATCAATCTTCGAGGACCTTGTAAAAAGAATGTTAATTCCGATGGTCTTTCAAGCCCGTTTATTAGTGGAGTATAATCAATTAATCTGGTTGTAAATTTATTAATACCTGTTTCTTCTCTGTCTGATATATATTCTTTTTGTACAGGTATCTGTCTTGTTAAAAATACTATCTTCTGGATATCAAACCATAGGTATAAGGCACTTAATTGTTGAGGAAATATATATAATGTGGCATCTAATGGATCGGTATTGTTATTATTATCTTTGATTAATATTTCAATATCCTCACCAAAAGGTGATGTTCCATATGAATTAAAATTAATCTCCCAAGATTGAAAAAATGTATATAATGGCCAGTTCATAAAAACTTGTATTCCATCAGCTTCATAAGCTTTCTCAACGTGTAATGTGAATAACTTTGTTACTGAGTCATAGGTGATATATGGTGCTTGAGTGGCGGATGGAAAAGCACCATGTGCTGTTACGAAATCATTGAAACATGTTGTGAATCCTGTATTAATGATGTCTAAAAAGTGCTGATATTCGAATATTGCTCTTGCATTAGGGTTAACATCTCTATTTTGATAAATAAGGAATGTTTGTTCATCATTACCACCAAAAGATAATGAAACACTATAAGTATTATCTTTAAATTCGAAAATAGGGATATCTGAAAATGGTATTTGGAACCGTTCAACAGATAACACATAGTCGCTGGCTTTCCCGCTTATAATTGGTTGGTTTCTTGTTTCTGAGTATCTTGATTTTATATCAGTTGTGTTATCTTTAGGGTTATGTATCTCAGCATTATAATAGACATTTTCAAGATGATCATACCATAAAGTATGATGTTGAATTAATTGATTTCTTCTCATTTATTATATACTAATATTATATATAAAAAATATGAATGTACCCTTGAGTAAAAAACAGATTGAACAAATATCTGGGAAACCGGTTAATGTAATATCTTACAATAAATTAACAAAAATAAAAAATATTGATAAATTATTTAATAAATATACTGATGGATGTCTTATTCATTATCAAACAGGTCATGATAATAATTCTGTTATGGGACATTGGTGTATATTAACCCGTGATAAGAATAATATTAATTTCTTTGATCCATATGGGCAGTATATTGACAATCAACTTGATAATATTGATGAAAGTTATAACCAAAGAATAAATCAGGATTATCCAATATTAAGTAAACTACTCGGTCATAGTCCTTATAAGATTCATTATAATCCTTTTCCATTACAGAGCTTTGATAATGGAAGTGCTACATGTGGAAGATGGTGTGCTGTATATTTAAAGTACTTTAAAGACTTTAAAGATATAGATGCTTTTGGTGAATGTTTGATGGGGTATAAAGACATATATGATCTTGATGAATTGATAGTTAAGTTAACTGATAAACTCGCTGGATATCCTATTAGATAGTTTACTGAATAGCATAAGCTCCTAAGGCGTATAAGACATAGTTAGGATAAGACTTATGTAGACATACCCATCTTGAAGGGAGGTTTAATATCTTTTGCACCTGTTTCTTATCAAGTCCACAGTATACTTTTAACATACGTTTGTATTGATAAGAGCTTCCACTACGAGGAAATATAACTAAACTGGTAGCTTCGTTAAGAAGTGTACGTGTTTGTTTATAATTACAAGCAAGATGTGATGTACATATACATGTTATACGTGATGATCTACCTACTTCAAGAATATCATCTCTAAGATGTTGAACATAATCTCTTAATTTTATATTACTGATTGTATCAATATCATCAAATAATACGCAAGAGTTTTCAAGTTCTTTGAAATCTATTGGATCATCTAATAGTGATTCATCTATTTTAATCCTAATAGGTTTTAATTGATCTAAAACAGGATCTTCTGGCTTTCTTGATAATAATATAAAATCATTATTTGGGAAAGCTTTCTTATATTGCTTTATATACTCTGAAGCATATGTGGACTTACCTGAACCTGATGGACCTGTAATATATAAACATTCACGATCCGCTTTAGTATTAGGGTACTGTTGCATCAAACCATAATTTATTTCTAAATTATTAAATAATTTATCTTCTTCTTCTTCATTATCTGAATCCCAATCTTCTTCATCTTTTTTGAAATTATTTATATCATCATTTTTTAAATATAGGGTTTTCTTCTTACCTTTCTTACCTGCTCCTTTACCTCTTATAATAGCTATGGGTGTACCACTATTTAAACTAAACATACTGATTATATATAACTAACATATAAAAAAAATGTGTGTTTGTTTTAAAATTTTTAAAAATATGAATTAAGCTGGTATATAATTATTATATAAAACATATATATACATATGTATTTATTAAATAGACAGAGACAAGAACCTAAAGATGTTGGGTTATTACAGAGAAAAGAATTTATGGAAGATCTTGGATTAT